GTCAAGGACGCACTAGTCGGAAAAAGTGCAGAGGGCTTAGCTAAAACTAGTCCACAGATGGCAGCTCTGATACAAATGAGAACACAGTATCCTAACAATGCCGAATTAGAAAGACGTATTAGTGATTTAGCATTTAGACTAAATCAAGGTCACGGTGAAGTGCAGGCTTACGATCCCAAAACAGGAAAACAGTTTTCAAAAGTTCCACTACCACCAAGATAAGACAAGGAAAAAGATATGGATTTAAGATCACTTATTGCTAAGATGGATGCTATAGAACAGCAAACATTTGTCCAAGAAGCAGAAGAATTACTCAACGAAAAGGTTCGCGTTCGTTACAGCGACGTTGAAGCAATTGCTAAACAATATCCAACCGACGAAGTTGCCCGAGGACAAGCACTGGCTAAATTGGCCAAAGAAAATGGATTACCTGGATTGTTTGACCCAGTAAGTAGAGAACTGGTAAAATTAGACGGTACACTGGCTAACTTTGCAGGAGCTGATCAAGCAACTGTGCAACGATTAAAACAGTGGGGATTACTTCCATTAGGTGCTAAAACTTCCAGCTGGCTAGGTGCTCGTGGCGAAGATGAAAAAACAGCAATGGGTGATAATTTATCTGCACAAAGTCGTGATGCAATGGTAGATAAAGCAGAAGCACTGATGAAGAAAGCTGTTGAAACTGCGTCAGCCGCCGTGGCAAAAGAAAGTGTGATGTTTAAAAGCGGTATTGCTGAAAGTTTAATTAAAGATTTTGGATACAGTCATACACTGTTAGAAGCTATTACTCCGCAAGAGCATACTGAACTTAAAAAACTTATCACAGACTTAACTCCGTTTGCTAGAATTGATCCAGATGTAACTGATATCATTGCACAATTTAGAGCATATAACCAACAACGTGATCAAATCATTGCACGTATTAAAGAACTAGTAGATGCCATCAAAGCTAAGAAGCCTGTACAGAAAGAAAGTTTAGCTGACTTTGCCAAAGGTGCTGATACTTTTATGCGAGGCGCGGCCAATGCGTTGACATTTGGATATGCTGACAATGCAGAAGCTTGGTTAAATTCAAAATTCAAAGGCACCAAATATGCTGATGAATTAAAAGCAACGCTAGACAGAACAGAAAACGATAAAACAAATAGTCCTTGGTTATACTACGGTGGTCAGGGTGCGGCGCTAGTTGCTACTGCACCAGTCACTGGACTTAAAGCAGGGTTAGCTCTTGGAGCAGGCGGCACTGCATTAGACATGGGTGTTCGTGAGCCAGGAAATCAAAGGACACTGGATACACGAACACAACAGAGACAGGCTGCTAATCCTAGATACGATCCAGCTATTGAACAATTACAACGACAACTTAAGAGACTAGGTTATAACCTAGGAGCTACTGGTCCAAATAAAGATGGTATTGATGGTGTTTTAGGGGATAAAACTAGAAAAGCGGCTGCGGCTGCAAAACTAGAATTGCCTAAAGCAAATGCAACTAGAGGTACTGCAACGGCTCCTGCGACAGCAACGGCTCCTGCGACAGCGCCTGCATCTGCAACAAAACCTACAACAGGAGATTTGGCTAGAGCTGATCGAGCAAGTGCAACTGCATCTGCGCCAGCGACTGCATCTGCGCCAGCGACTGCATCTGCGCCAGCAACTGCATCTGCGCCAGCAACTGCATCTGCGCCAGCAACTGCATCTGCGCCAGCGACTGCATCTGCATCTCCAGATACCGCAGCCGTAATTAGTACTATACAAGCAGGACTAACCAGTGCCGGTATCAAGTTTGATCCTGGTGCAGGCGGTTGGATACAAGGACTAAAAGATTTAGCTAAACCTAAAGGTATTAGTCCAGTTGAAGCATTAGGAGAGTTGCTTAACACTACCAAGGCAGAGTCATTGGCAGAATCATTGAGCAATTTAAGAAACCGTTTAAATTCTATTGAGAATGAAAAACTTGACGAAAATTTATTCTTCCGACCAGCGGCATGGGTTTTACAAAAACTTGTAGCATCTGGAGCTGACGATGTTGCTAGACTGGCAGGAACTACTGCCACCAGAACAACACCAGCGGCTGAAAAACAAGCTATTCTTGCCGCTAAAAAGATTGCAGAAAAAGTACAAGCGGCTGGTCAAGGTGTAACTGACGATGTTGTCAAGGCAGCAGTTAAAGGAGCAGATGATGTAGCAGGCGCGGCGGTCAGAGGAGCAGATGATGTGGCGGGTGCCGCGGTCAGAGGCGGTTCAGACGATGCAGCCAAGATTGCGGCAGATTTAGAATATCAATCATGGTTCAAGGCTGCACCTGCTGTTGAGAAAGGCATAGCAGAAAAATTTGGTTACCGTGTAGGTAAGATGCTACAAAAAGCCAGAGCTAATAGCAAGATTGTCAAGTATATGACAAATCCAAGATTTTTATTGGCATTGGCTGCATTGGCATTATTAGGTTACACTATCAGCCAATTGGGAGACTTTGAAGGCGAAGGCGGCAATCCAGAAGTTAATCCAGTTAATCCAGTTAATCCAGTTAACCCAGTTAATCCGGTTAATCCAGTTAACCCTGTTAATCCAGTGACCCCTGGAGAAGATCCGGAAGTTAAAGCCAATCTATCTGAATTGCAAAAATTAATTGATAGGTTAAACGGCGGCTGGCCAACTGATGCAGAAACTGCGGCCGCTAATCAGTCAGCAGCCAGCGTTGGTGCTAAAGTTCCAGGTGGAGCAACAACAGGCACAGCTACCAATGTTCAGAGCACAGACAGAGCAGGACAAGGCAGTAACCCTGCTACGTATAGACCTCCTACGGCCGCTGAATTTGCAAAGAAAGAAGCAGATACGGCTAAACGATAAAGTTTACCGCTCAAAAGATGGCAGATTTATTCTGCCATTTTTTACCTCTGAGCTTGCATTAAGTAGATAATTAGTATATAATAGGCATATAACTTAGGAGAAGTAAATGGCTGGACGTTCATATGGTGCGGAAGAAAAGGCAAAATTAGAAAGACTGATTAGCGAAGGCTCAACAGTATTGCGAGAAATTGAAGACTTGCAAGAAGGACTAAAAGACACAGTCAAAGCAGTGGCAGAAGAACTACAAGTTAAACCCAGTGTTATTAACAAAGCAATTAAGATTGCACACAAAGGTGACTGGTCTGCTTACAACGAAGATTGGGAAGAAATTGAAGCAATTTTAGATATTACAAAACGTATCTAATAAGTATTACTATGAAAGGTAGGCGGGCCATAATCCGCACTTTAGGTATTTGTCAGCCTTAAATGACATATGGAGAATAAATGAGCTATGTAGACGCATGGTTTGACCGCGAGAATGACGTTATTAAAGTGGTCGAACGCAACAAAAAAGGCGAAAGAGAATTTCGCGATATCCCAGTAAAACATACGTTTTACGTTAAAGACCCTAAGGGCAAGTTCCAAAGTATTTACGGTGATCCAGTATCACGCATTGTATGTAAAAACACAAAAGAACTACGCAAAGAGCAAGCAATCAATTCAAACAAACAACTGTTTGAGTCTGACATTAATCCTATATTTGTTACCCTGAGCGAGCACTATCTAAATCAAGATGCTCCAAAACTAAACGTAGCGTTCTTCGACATTGAAGTAGACTTTGATCCAGAACGTGGCTATAGTACTCCAGAAGATGCTTTTATGCCGATTACTGCCATTGCAGTTCATTTACAATGGCTGGATACATTGGTATGTTTTGCAGTTCCTCCCAAAACACTTACTTGGGAGCAAGCACAAGAAGAAATCAAAGACTTTCCAAACACTATGCTGTTTAAGACTGAAGCAGAAATGTTGGATGCATTCTTAGACATTATACAAGAAGCAGATATCTTAACTGGTTGGAACAGTGAAGGTTATGATATTCCTTACACTGTTAATCGTGTTACTAAGGTTCTTAGTAAAGATGATACACGCAGATTCTGTCTGTTTAATCAATATCCTAAAAAACGCGAATACGAAAAGTTTGGCAGACAAAGTGTCACGTATGACTTTGTAGGTCGTGTACACTTAGACAGTTTAGAGCTATATCGCAAGTATACTTACGAAGAACGACATTCTTATCGTTTAGATGCCATTGCAGAATATGAGCTAGGTGAACGTAAAACACAGTACGAAGGCACCCTGGATCAGCTCTACAACAACGATTTTAAAACATTTATCGAGTACAACAGGCAAGATACTTCGCTTTTGGACCGTTTAGATAAGAAATTGAAGTTTATTGACTTGGCTAATACTCTGGCACACGAATGTACTGTTTTGCTACAAACTACAATGGGTGCTGTAGCAGTAACAGAACAGGCTATTATTAACGAAGCACATCGCAGAGGTTTCCAAGTTCCTAATAGAACTAAGATGGATGAACGTGAAGACAGTCAAGCCGCTGGTGCGTATGTAGCGTATCCTAAAGAAGGCATCCATGACTGGATTGGTTCGTTAGATATTAACAGTCTTTATCCCAGTGCTATTAGAGCACTTAACATGGGTCCAGAAACTATTATCGGTCAACTTCGTCAAACCATGACCGATGCATATATCGAAGAACAAATGGCAAAAGGCAAATCGTTCGCGGCTGCTTGGGAAGGTATATTTGGTAGTTTAGAATACACCGCAGTTATGGCACAGGAAATTGGAACTGACATTACCATCGACTGGGAAAATGGAGAAAGCGATGTACTGAGTGCGGCTGAAGTATATCGGTTAATTTACGAAAGTAATCAACCGTGGATGCTGAGTGCTAACGGTACTATCTTCACTTACGAAAAAGAAGGTATCATTCCTGGTTTGCTAAAACGTTGGTATGCCGAACGTAAAGAAATGCAAGCCAAACTAAAAGAATGTATTCAAGCAGGTAATAAAGTTGAAGAAGAATATTGGGACAAACGTCAGCTGGTTAAAAAGATTAACTTGAACAGTTTGTATGGCGCTATCTTAAACAGTGGTTGTAGATTCTTTGACAAGCGTATTGGACAAAGTACTACACTGACCGGCAGACAGATTGTTCGACATATGGCTGGGAAAGTTAATGAAATTGTCACTGGAGAATATGACTATCGCGGAAAGGCAATCATCTACGGAGATACTGACAGTTGTTATTTCTCAGCTTATAAAACTTTGCAAAAAGAAATCGAAGCAGGCAAACTACCCTGGACTAAAGAAAGTGTGATTCAATTGTACGACCAAATTGGAGAAGAAGTTAACACTACCTTTCCGCAGTTCATGCTGGACTACTTTCACTGTCCCAAGAGTCGTGGAGAAGTTATCAAAGCAGGTCGTGAGATTGTTGGAAGTAAGAGCTTGTTTATTACCAAGAAGCGATATGCTGTGCTGTACTACGACAAAGAAGGCAAGCGCACAGACGTAGAAGGAAAACCTGGCAAGATCAAGGCCATGGGTTTAGATTTGAAACGTAGCGATACACCAGAATTTATCCAAAACTTCTTAAGCGAGATATTAGAACAGGTATTGACTGGCACAGAAGAACAAACTGTGTTGGATAAAATCAGCGAGTTTAGAGCATTGTTCAAAGCCAGACCCGGTTGGGAAAAAGGTAGTCCTAAACGTGCTAACAAGATTACCGAATACGAAGCTAAAGAAAAGAAAGCTGGTAAAGCCAATATGCCTGGACATGTCCGTGCTAGTATCAACTGGAATACACTAAAGCGTATGATGGGTGACAAGTACAGCATGAATATTACCGACGGTGCGAAAGTTATTGTTTGTAAACTAAAACAAAACCCTATGGGCTTTACCAGTGTTGCATATCCAGTTGACGAATTACGTCTTCCACAGTGGTTTAAAGATTTACCATTTGATCACAGTGAAATGGAACAAACAATCATCGACAATAAATTAGACAACTTGATTGGTGTTCTAAATTGGGATATCACCAGTACCGAAGAAAAAAATACTTTTAATTCACTATTTGAGTTTTAATATGAAAATAATAATTGCAGGATACGGATTCGTTGGTAAAGCAGTTGCTAATTCTCTTAGAAGTAAACACGAAATTGTGATAGTAGATCCCAAGTACACAACTGATGAAATTAAACAACATCACGATGCAGATGGTTTAATTATTTGTGTGCCTACTCCTACCACAGAAGATAACGTTTGCGATGCGAGCATTATTGCTGGTATACTTGATCAAGTTCCAATTTTTATGCCAGTATTAATTAAGAGTACAGTGACTCCTGGCATTGCAGAAGGATTGGAAGAAATATATACCGAGCATAGTATTGTATACAGTCCAGAATTTCTTAGAGCCAACAGTGCAGAACGAGATTTTATAAATCAAAAGTATATGGTGTTAGGCGGAGAAGATCCAGAATGTTTTTGGCAGGAACTATTTCAAACAACATTACCAAATTGTAATCTAATTTTTAATTGCAGTGCCAAAGAAGCATGTCTAATAAAATACGCCAGTAATAGTTTTTTAGCATTGAAAACAAGTTATTTCAATCAGATTTTTGATATCTGCCTAAATAATGATATGGAATTTGATGTTGTAAGACAGATACTGGCATACGACAATCGAATTGGATCTGACCATACACTGGTTCCTGGCCCGGATGGGGAGCGCGGATGGGGAGGGCATTGCTTTCCCAAAGACACTGCGGCATTCATCCAGTGGTCAAACACAGTGGGACAATCAATCAGTATTTTAGAAGAAGCGGTAAACTATAATCGCCAAATTAGAAAAAACACTTGACATAGTCAACAAACCTAAGTATAATCAATAAACATGGAGAATCATATGAAAGATATTTTACAAGACCTAGTAGCACATACACACGCATTGGGATTTATTCCTTTGGTGAAAATTTCAGCTACTACTACAGAAACAGAAATCGAAGCAATGGCTGAAGATCGCAGTGTCATTGTTAGTGCAAAGACTAAGACGCCTGTAGCAGAATTTGATGGCATTTTTGGCATGCCTAATCTAAACAAGTTAGACATACACCTTAAGTGTCCTGAATACAAGGACGGTGCTAAGATTGCAGTAATCAAACAACAACGCAATGGTGAAGAAATCCCAACAGGATTGCACTTTGAAAATAAATCAGGCGACTTTGAAAACGACTATCGTTTTATGAATACTGAGATTATTAACGAAAAATTAAAATCTGTTAAATTTAAAGGTGCTAAGTGGGATGTTGAATTTGAACCACAAGTTGCTAGTATTCAAAAATTAAAGTTTCAAGCCAATGCACACAGCGAAGAAACTGTGTTTCAAGTCAAAAGCGAAGGAACTGATTTGGTGTTTAGCTTTGGTGATGCTAGCACACACGCAGGTTCGTTTACATTTGAATCCGATGTAACTGGTAAACTAAAACAAACTTGGAGTTGGCCAGTTGTGCAAGTTATGAGTATTCTTAACCTAGCAGGTGACAAGACTGTGCGTATTGCAGACGTTGGTGCTATGCAAATTACAGTAGACAGCGGTATTGCTGAATACAACTACATTCTCCCGGCACAAAGCAAGTAATGTCAAATATTCTTATCATTATTGCTTTAATGATAATAGTACCTTGGGTACTATGGAAAATCTTTAAACTTGAAACATGGGTACCACTGCCTATGTTTCAAGTAGTGCTAGGTATTGCACTGGGTCCGAGTATAACAGGACATTATTTTCCAGAACTTTGGAATTCATTTTTTACTGATCAAATTAAGACAGGCCTAAATGCTATACAAATAATAGCAATTAGTATCTTTGCTTTTATTGCAGGCAGTGAGTTAAAGATCGGAGAAGTAGTTAAAGAAGAAGGAAATAAAATTTGGCTACAAGGCCTCAAAGTAATTGCCGTTCCTATTATAATTGCGTCTGTATGTTTTTGGTTCCTATTTGATTCTGCTGTATGGCACGGTAAAGATATACCCCTTTGGCAATTTGCATGGTCTATGGGTGTAGCAACCTGTATCACTGCTATGCCTATGTTGGTAGTAGCCTTAAAACAATTAGGACTATGGGAAACTGCTTTAGGCAGAAAACTATTACTGTTAGTTACATTTGACGATCTAGTATTATGGATGACTGTAATATTTGTTATTAGTCTTGGCACATATCTAACTAAGTCTGTAATTTTCCTTGCGGCTCTCGCTATACTATGGTATGTTTGGCCAAAATTCTTAGAAAAGACCAAATCAAGTAGTTGGCCTGTACTCACAGTATCATTAGCATTTGGTTTAGGATTCTTTAGCGATTGGGCAGGACTGCATTATGTTTTAGGTGCGTTTCTCGCTGGAATGATATCTCCTAGATTTTCTCTAGCATGGAATAAAGAAATGGAAAATATCCAGATGTATTGGTTAATGCCTGTATTCTTTATATGGACAGGATTAAGAACTAATTGGAGTACAGATTGGTCACTAATAATTGGTGCGGCTTTAATCATGTACATAATTAGTTTAATTACTAAATTCATCGGTGTTTGGCTAGCTTATAGAAACTTAGGGATGACTGAGGTATTGTTCAAAACATCGTTATTGCAAAATAAAGGTCTAATGGAAATATTACTAGGAACAGTAATGCTAGGAGCCAACATTATTTCAAGCAACATGTTTGCGGCTATTGTGTTAATGAGTGTGTTAAGTACCATCACTGCTGTGCCATTAGCAAAACTATTTTATAAACGAGAATTAAAAATACATGAATAAAGACTTAACATCAACTCAGAACGACTATGCATATTTTCTGCCGGCCACGTCAGGATTCTATTCATCGTTTATCGGATATCAAAGACATAGATATCCATACGTGCAACCTAATCGCATTCCAGCGAACTTTACCAACGATGTAGAAAGTTTAAATTTTCTAGAACCTGGTGCAGGTCTATTCAATTACAAGTGGTGTTTGTATTCAGCAGGTCATGCCAATCTGGATCTGACCAAAAACGATGACAGAGAAAGTCTGTTTAGGAATCGCAAGCGTGACGGATCCAGTTGGGTGTTAGGTGATTCGGGAGGCTTCCAGATCGGTAAAGGTGTTTGGGCCGGTGACTGGAGAGATCCAACAGGTCCAGAAGTCGCGGCTAAGATGGCCGAATGTGTTGCTAAGGGTGTTGAACTAGTACCGCAACTAGATGCCGCTGGCAATGTCAAACTGGACAAAAACGGTAATCCAAAGATGTCTAAAATTGATCATGTTAAATTGTATCAGGCTGAATTAGATGCCGCACAAAAGAAACGTGAACAAGTGTTGACATGGATGGACGCACTAATGGACTATGGTATGGTGTTGGATATTCCAGCATGGGTTGCCCGTAGTCCAGTAGGCGCGGCGGCTACTAAGATTAGTTCTTATCAACAAGCAGTTGAAGCTACCAAATATAACAACGAATATTTTATTAAACACCGTAATGGAAATTGTAAATTTTTGAATGTGTTGCAAGGTGAAAATCATGCACAAGCAGATGATTGGTATGCTCAGATGAAAGATTTCTGTGATCCAAAAATCTACGGAGATAAAGCATTCAACGGTTGGGCTATGGGTGGACAGAACATGTGTGATGTCGACTTGGTCTTACGCAGATTAGTGGCATTAAAGTTTGACGGACTTCTTGAAAAGGGTCAGCATGACTGGATGCACTTCTTGGGCACCTCTAAATTAGAGTGGGCATTACTTTTAACTGATATTCAACGAGCTATAAGGAAACATCACAATGCAAACTTTACCATATCTTTTGACTGCGCCAGCCCGTTTTTGGCAACAGCAAATGGACAAATCTACGTCCAAACAGAAATCACCGACCGGAAGAAATGGATCTACAGGATGTTGCCAAGTATTGACAACAAGAAATATGCAACAGACACAAGACTCTTCCAAGACACCGTAATACAAGACGGACATTTCAAATCGTTTACAACCAGCCCAGTGATGGATGGTGTTAAAACTAATGAAATTTGTGTTTACGCTCCTGGCAACCTAAATAGAATGGGTAAGGAAAATAAAACATCTTGGGACTCGTTTACTTACGCTATTATGATGGGTCATAATGTATGGATGCATCTAAGTGCTGTGCAAGAAGCAAATCAACAATATGATGCAGGTCTGTGTCCTGCGATGCTGGTAGATGAACGATTTGAAAGAACTTATTTTAAAGATGTAGTCGAAGCAATTTTTAGCACTGATGATAGGGCTACTGCTGAAGCTATTATTGAAACGTACAGTAAGTTCTGGATGGCCATACCTGGCACACGCGGCGCTACTGGTAAAAAGACTGTTAATGCCAGTACACAATATTTTGCACTGTTTGACGAAGTCGATACACCTAGTGCAGACGTGGAACACAGTGACGAATTTACAGACGATGAAATTGATAAATTAGATAATTTAGAAAACGAAATACTATGACAATGCCGGACGAAAGATATCGTGCAGTAGTGCAAACTAAGAGATTTCTCTTGAGACTGTTATCTACACCACGAGTTCCTAAAGCTGTTAAAGATGAAGCTAGGTCTTGTTTACGTCATTATCCTGACGAATGGGAAATGCAACGTGCGGCAGAAGGTGCGCCAGATGTGTTTGCTGAACGTATGGAAGATGTTACTCGAATGTTTAAAAAATACGAAGAGAGTAAAAAGAATGAAGCGTAGTATTGTAATTGGCATGGGTATTGGCAATCTATACAAAGATGTGCTGACTAAGCTAGGTCACGAAGTTGTCACGGTAGATTTAGATCCAACTAAAGGAGCAGATTTTACTTCTGTCAAAGCGGCAGTAAGCAAATACAGTTGGTTTGAAACAGCACACGTTTGTACTCCTAACTTTACACATAAATCCGTTGCCGAAGAGATTTCTCCGTATACTAAAATTGTATTTGTCGAAAAACCTGGATTTAAAGACAGCGACGAATGGACCAATACTATTAAGATGCGACCATTCACTCGCTTTATGATGGTTAAAAATAATATGTGGCGTAGTAATATTGCTGACTTACATAAGTTAGCAAGTAACGCAAAGTCTGTTAACATTAGATGGATTAGAAAGAACTGTATTCCAAGTCCTGGCAGCTGGTTTACCACACGCGAGCTAGCATACGGCGGTGTCAGTAGAGATTTAATGCCACATTTGTTGAGTTTATATGTTGCTATGAATCCTCAATGGAATACAGAAGTTGTTAACGGACAAGCGGCATTAATGCAGTGGACTTTAGAAAATATTGAAAGTACAGAGTATGGTATTATCAACCCTGACGGTACATACAATGTTGACGATATGTGTGTTATCAACTTTGGTAACAAATGGAAACTGGAAGCTAACTGGCGTAGTATGGATAAAGAAGATAGTTCTATAGAATTTGTCATGCAAGACAACAGTATAGAACGGTTTGAATTAGGATGGTGTCCCGAAGAAGCATACCATAACATGATAGTAGATGCTATAACTAATGTAGATAATCACGAATTTTGGCTAAAACAATATTCCATTGACACATGGATTCATCAACGGATTGAAAAATTATGACACGATGTTTACAAACAACAGGGCAAGGATACTTTGAAGAAGTAACATATGATGTTCCTCCTTTGACTGAAAATGAAATCTGTGTACGTGCTGTTATGACAGGAGTATGTCGTAGCGACATCGATATGATGCGTGGAGAATTTGGACCGTTACCCCTACACATGCAAGGGCACGAAGGGCTTGGTCAAGTTATTGGCATCGGCGCCAATATTACTAATGTAAAATTTGGAGACTATGTTGCTACTCGCGGAGAACCTGCTTATGCAGACATATACAATGTACGAGCAGACGAATATGTTCAAGTACCAGAAGCTCATCCGCGTTTTATTATCGAACCAGTAGCATGTGGTATCAATGCTGTAGATGTTGCAGACTGCGACAGACAGGATAAAATACTTATTATTGGTAGTGGATTTCTAGCTTGGGTCGCTTATCACACGTTAACCAAATTTAAACATTGCGAAAATGTTGATGTATTAGGGTCAAGCAATATCGAGCTGTGGGGAGATACACTTCTACTAGGAACCACTGATAGTTATGACGTAGTTATTGACCTATCTGGAAAATATGAACTAGGCATAGATATAAACCTAAATAATAATGCTCTAATTGTCGATGCAGTTGGTAAAGCAGTCAGCAAAGAAGAAGCTCAACAACAACTTTGGAAAGCTGTTACTACTATTAAACCAAGTCCAAGAAATCCAAATTTTCATCAATGTATGAAAGATGCTGTTTGGATGATTGAAAACGGCTATCTAAAGGTTGATTCTTTTTGGACTAGAAGCTATAATCGTAACATAGAGTGGCAACAAGCGTTTGCGGATGGTGCGGATCGTCCAAACGGCTACAGCAGAGGTTATATTAAATGGGACTAAACACTGAAGAACGACAGGATGTCGTTTACTTTACCGGTTACGAAGTTGAACACACAATATGTTATGGTATGAAGACATTATTTGTTGTGGGCACACCGGCTTTAGAAGAAATTCTTACGAAAGCTAAAGAACAAGAAGTAAAACATATCTATTTTGGCACTAGTCAGAGTTTTAATCCCAAAGCAATGACTCACGGAGAATATAAAGCATGGGATGATGTTATCTTTGGATGCTTAAAATCCGACTATTGGGTTAGTTTAGACTTTGGTGTTGAACACATTGAAGGTGTAATTGAAAGCGGTTACTCTGAATATGCTAAATTTGTTCCTATGATTAGTGTAAAGTTGCCTTATATTAATCAACTTAACTACAATGCAACTCTCAAACTTGATGACATTACTTGGGGTAAAACAAATCCCGGTGTATGGACACATCATCTCCACAGCCTAATGAGTAAAGACAAATTTACTTATTGGGATCAATATACTCAAGATACAAAACTATGATTATCAAACAAGACATTCGCCCTAATAAAATGATTTGGGTTACTTTCCGTAAGGAAGGTATTCACAAATACCCAGCGGCCGCTACAGATCCAACATTGGCTACCGGAGACGAATATGATGTATCGTTTTTGGCCAACGAACATCGACATATATTTCATTTCCGTGTATGGTTAGGTGTTACCCACAATGACCGAGACGTAGAATTTATACAATTTAAACGCTGGTTGGAAAAATTATATAGTGATTCTATACTGCAACTAGATCACAAGAGTTGTGAAATGATGTCAGACGATTTGTATGACGTCATCAGCAAGAAGTATCCAGATCGTGAGATTTGGATCGAGGTCTCCGAAGACGGAGAAAATGGTTCATTCATCAAATACTAAAAGGAATACAG